TATATGAGTACGGTTCCTCAACTCCATCTGTGCAAAATTCAATGTGTCCGTCGCCGTCTGGATTAAGACATATACCATAGCTCACAGTTGGTCTAAACAAGATTAGAAATCCTACAATACAAATGATTGCCCTCATTTATTCCTCCTTTCTTTCTTCGGGTTTTGAGAAGTAATATGTTAATTTCTTTTTTAACTTCTTCATTAAGTCCGGTATCTCACCTTGTATAGAACAAAGATTTCCATACCATTCGGTCCCCCTTTCCCAGTCTCCTATACCAACAAGAATACGTTTCCCTATCATAGTAGGATTAAACTGGATTGCAGAATTCGGAGCTACTTCGTTCTGATACATCAAAGCAACCTTTAAATCCTCTTCGTCTTTTATATCAACAACACAGAAGAAATATTCTTCTGACCCATATCCAAAATCCTCATATATACTACATTCCGGGAATGGTTCATCTACCATAAGATTTCTAAACATTCCTCTTATTGCGGCAAGAGAAGAGTTCTCATATTTCTCACATTCTTCCTTTGTCTTGAACATAGTTCCGTCAGTTGCCTCATATCCAGTTACTTCCTTGATTACTCTTTCCTTTACGATTTCCTTCATACTTAATCCTCCTTTTCAAAGTGTAATGTTAAACTTCCACCATCAGACCACGACTGCCAATGCCTATAATTCCCATTCTCGTCAAGGAACTCTATGTCCGCCATTGGATAATCAAAGTCAACGTCCTGAAACAAAACCTTTTTAATTACAGCCGTTTCCCCGCATGCATTGATTATGCACCCTGTTAATTTTGCCATGTTATCCTCCTTTCTAAGCGGCTCGCAATTGTTTCATAATATCCACAGCATTGAGCCGTCTTACAAACTCCTCTGCAAAGCTAACAACATTTTCGTTTTCACAAGTCTTATTCCGATCCTCCCTTATCTGAATTATTCTTCCCTGTGAATACTCAAATGCTACATAGCTTTCGTCTGGTGCTTCAACTTTACGGATGAAGAATAATAGTGTCGATTTATTTATTATTCTTGTAGCATAAGTTCCAATACAATTATGGAGATTCATTCCCTCAAGAGCCAAATCTGCAACCGACTCAGGAACAAATATCTTGAGGCCTCTTGCACCCTCAAAGTAATCCATAAGTTCCGGTGTCTGGCGGATAGCGTCAGAGATTAACTTAATCTTTTCAGACTGTTCTTTAGATGCCGTTGCTCTCTTTTCTGCTTCCATTGCGTTGTATGCTCTTGTAATATCTGCCTCGGTCTTACGGAAATCCCTTGGCATTACATAGCTCTTGTCGCTCATATCTATATTTAGCTTATTTAATAAATCGTAATAATGATTTAACTCCCATGCTGTTATTTCAGCTTTAATAATATAACATATGAGTGACTTCATTGTCAATTTTGTCTTGTCTGATATCTTCAATAACTGTTTGAAATCAAATGTTGATATACCATTCTCAAGACTGAGAGATAATTCAGACAAATATTTTTTGCCATACTTCTTTATCAGTTCATATCTGCCTACGGTCGGTTTCTGCTTGAACAACTTAAACTGGCTATTGGTTAATCCAAGAACTCCCTTTAATGATGTCCGTCTGTTATTGACTACTATCCCAGTATCATGATTACGCATATAGCTATTAAAATGGTCATCTATGAAATTATCCATTTCGATTTTATGGCACATTTCGTTTAACTTGCCGTACCTTACCATGAAATGAAGCTGACTCACCATCCTGGTTTTATCATACTGCTCTTCGACAGGATAATATTTGAAACATGACAGCTTATTTAATTCTTTAAAAAATCCTTTGTCGTATTCCCTTGCCGTCCAACATTCATAAGGATTATACACATAGCATCTTAATGGAGCGTGTATCTGGAAGTAACTCCGCTTTCCATAATGCCAGTTATTATCATATCCAAGTTCGTAAAACTCAGGATGCTGATACATTTCGGATATATACATCCTTGCTCTTTCTTTAATAACATACGGCTTATTTCCATACTGTGAAAACATAACATACCGCAGAACAAGAGTATATTCGTCAAGAACCTTGGGAACACAAAGCCATTCTATATTCCGAAGTTCCTTTTTCATACGCCATTCATGCTGAATGACGAGTTCTTTCCCGCAATGTTCACACTTATGTTTCTGGAGATGCCTTGTCTTGCCAACATTGATCTCTTTCTGACAGCAACTACAAGTAGCATTTCCATCTTTATCATGTACAAATATATATTTCGCACCCATCTTCCGCAAAGCTTCTATCTGTGCTTTTGTTATGGGGTTTATCTTTTTGCCTATATATTTTTCAGACCAATGTTTAGCCATAATTTCACGCTCCTTTCCTTTTTCTTCCACGTTTCTTTGGATTGATATCTATTTTCTTCGGATTGGTATCTATTTTCTTTGGATTGGACTTTGGTTTCATTGCTTCTTCATCTGCGTTGAAGTAATCAATTGCAAGTCCAAGCGCAAGATTATTATCTAAATAACTTACGTTTCCATACTTCACGCAATAGCCATTACGTGCCTGCTCCGCAAAGTATTCAAAAGCCTTTGCGTATGATTTGTCCGGTCGCATTATGTTATTGCGGAAATTCTGGTCAACCACCGCAAGTTCCAGTATTCCATCTATAACATACTGACTATCTGCATCCTTAAACATTTCCCTCTCTTTATCGAGTTTAGCCTTACACTCTTCAAAAGTTGCGTGTCCATTACTCTTTGCGAGTTCGACAATAGAGGGCTTATCTTTCGGAAACTCTACTATCTTTGCCTTTGCTTTCGGTTTCTCCTCAACAGGCTTAACATTTGTAGTCGGAGTCACCTTTTGCGTGAGCCTGTCTAAAGCTTTACGACACGCTGATATTCTGGTTTTGTTTCCCGGCTTATCTATCATCTGGAGAATAGCCGCCTCTAAATCTGCCTTTGTTGCTTCCCTTAAGCTTGTCTGATAATTGACATCGGCAGCAGGCAAACTTGTAAGCGACTTTACTATATCTTTTACTATTACTGTTTCTACAGGATGGTTCTTCCTAAAGTCCTTAAGCAGATCCCTGAGTTTCTTTACCGTCTCTTCTTCAAAGACCATTCCTTTCATACCATAGTCCTTATTCCAAGGACGCAGGTCATATTTAGGCTTGTTTCCGTACCACGACACAAGCTGAAACTTTAGCTCAAGGTCACCGTGTTTAGCAACTAACCCATAATCTTTTATTACCTTATAATCTTTTGCCATGCTGCCTATCTCCTTTCACTTAATAGGGAAGGTGGGATAACCCACCTCTTCCCTTATTCGAATACCTTGTCTACTATATCTGCGAGGGTTGTCAGTTCCTCCTCGGTAAGACGGATACCCTTGCCCATCTTTTCTACCCCCTTGTCATCTTCCCACCACGGACGGATGTCGTACTTGTAGTCCCCATCGTTGAAAGACACAAGTCTTAATTCGATCCTCGTCCTGCCGTTGTCGGATAAGACTCCAAGCTTTTCCTTTACATCGTACTTCATTTCATCGTTACTACTTGTTTTTCTTGCCATAATTTTGTCCTCCTTAATCTAAAACATACTCACTTGTTTCCCCATTCTCTATCCATATGGGATCATATCCAAGACTTCTAATCTCGTCTATCCATTTGTTCGCATCTTTGAGGTTATTAAAATACCACGCCTCTGCAATGTCATGCCCTCGATAGACACATTTTCCTACAACAACATATTTTGGTTTCATACCACCACTCCTTTCTTATACTACCCTATATATTCTTCTTGCATTAGCGTCATAAGCATATACATAGTTACTCAGTCTTTCAGACGGAAGTACCTGCTCTTCGTTGACCTGTCTTATCATACTCTCAATTTCGTTTTTCTTAAGCTTCATCGGTACAATAATACACTCATGTATTGACGAGGGTATCACATAAAAATCACTATCCATGACTTCCCTTATTTCATCCATGACGTCCGAATTAAGAATGGCGGAAGCTCCGTACATCTTATTTTTATTAGACAGGACATACATTTTTTCTTCTGCCGGTATTGGCGGCATAAATTCCTCAACGGCTATCTCCGCATCTTCCCTACTCATTCCGGTTTTTATCATCTCCTCCATCATCATACCTCTTAATACACTTTCCATATCGGAAAAGTCATGAGGTGTTATCCTTTCCATATTGGCTATGGATAATTCATATAATTCATCCGAAGATATCTCCCATATATCCATTATGGTATTTGTGATAGGGATCGACATATTGCCATTTATGTATACATGATACGTAACGACAAAATCATCAATTCTGGTGAACGGCTTATTCTTAATGTACTCCATATTCATATCCGCATTTAACAACCGGCAGATAATACGGTCTTTCATAGCATTATAGTTTGTCATTGAATTGACTATTTCCTGTGCATCGTTCTCCCCATGTATCCCTTCCGTGTCATTATCCACATAAGCCTTGGCTATTTCATCCATAAGTCTCCCAAAGTTATTCCCATCATAACGGTCATAATAACCATCCAGATACAGTATGGGGGTCATGAAGTTATTATTTCTGATGATAATGCCATGTGCGACAGTATCATTGTTCTTTACTCTTACGTCAAGAGTTATCTCGGCATCCTCATATCTTCTGGGAAGATAAAACTTAATCTCGCTTGCTACCGTGTTACAAAAATCATCAATACTCATTTTATTCATACTTTAATCTCCTTTTTCTTTAATTATGCTAACTATGTTTTTACTACAAAACATCACCGACATTAAATAATTTTTCCACCACCTTTCTATATGTCGTTGATGATACGCCTACACATTGCTATGCCACTATCATCCGTAACGTGTATAGACTTCCTAAATGCTCCTTTGTGATAAATATCTACATATTCATCACCATTGGGTTTCTGTTTGTACACCAGACTTACTCCCTCTCCTTTCCTTGTAAGTCTCAATAATACACTGAGTTCTGCCACAATATCTACTTTGTTTTCCATATTGTCACCTCCTTAATATTGCACGACTTCAATGTCTTTATATGTAAGACTCCAATGTTCCATTAAGAACATACCTATACACTCCTCGATGCTTCTGCCTACCACGGAGTCGAACTCCATCTTCTTTGAGTCCGGATCATACCATGATATTTCCGCATATACATCCTCTGAGGGAGACATAATTCCATAATCTCCTTTGTATCCCCCGTAACCATAGTAATAATCATCAAACCACATTGACCTTTTTGAATGTATATATTCAAAAGTTGGGGTACTATCCTTTTTCGCAGCCTGTATCAATTTCTTAGTTGCCTTTATTGTATTGAGCATTTCTTCCCACACAACATAATGCTGAAGCGTATGTTCATGATAATATCCGCAACTTAGATTAACCGCCGCAACTTTAAGTTCCGGTGCTATCTCACATATATCCGAGTAACTACCAATTGCCTCTTTATATCCGGTCTCCTTTTCTATAAATTCATTGAAATCAAAATTTTCACATTCGTAGAATACGGCATCGGTTGCGTTCTTACGGTCTAATTCGACCATGAACTTTACTTTGCCTAACACCATATCCTTTTCTTTGCTACTTGCGAATAACTCTGCTCCAACGCACCCTATTTCTTCATCCTCGCAGAACACTACATAGGGACGCATACCCTCGTCAAGCATTTTGCATATCATATAAATACCACATCTGTCATCTCCACCAATTCCCTGTGGCGAAGATATTATAGTCTTGTCTATGTGTTTTTCTATGATAATTTGCCTAACAGGTTTCTCATGTACGGTATCCATATGAGCCGTCAACATTATGGGTACTGGGTTCTCTTTCGGGATAAGAAGAAGAAACCCTTTTCCATCAATTATGTCGAACTTCCCGCCCTTACTATATCTATTTTTAAGCCACCGCTTTAACTGTGGCTGTTTCATTTTGACTATCTTCTCAAACAGCTTCATTTAAAACCTCCTTTCTTTCCCATTCATCGGTATCTTCGTTGTATGTCCATCCATCTGCTTCTGCATTTTCAGCTGATACATAGTACGAACCATCGTATGTACATATTTCCGGTTCATACTCGTAATATACCTCGTTGAACGCATCCTGATATGCATTATCTTCTCTTATCCACACTTCTGTGTCTGAGGTAAAAACATATCCATCTGCCTCTGCATTATCCGGATTACGATATGTTTTACCGTCTTCTGTTTCGACGAGATCCCAATTACTTTCGAAGTATTCTCCTTCATAGTCGTCGTAGTACGCATCATCTTCATAAATCCAGCTTTCCGTATCTACGGTAAGAACATATCCATCTGCTCTTGCACACTCCTCACAGCAGAACCGACGTCCGTCCGCTGTATACACGGCATCGCTATCATATTCGTCAAATCCACTATTACAACGATCACAATAGTAATCGTAGCTTTGCGTACACCGCTCACATAAAATGGAGCTTTCATTTGTATGGGTTGTCCCACATGACGGACAAATAGGATTTTTCCCTATCACCATCTTCTTATAGTTCTCGGGCATAACCCAGGGAAATGATGTGTTTACATCGTTATAATAATGGTAATCGGGATACTGAACACCCTTTGTAATAATAAAGGACTCTGTAATCTTATGCCCTGCCTTTAATCTCCAGACATTAGGGAAACCTAAACATTCCGCAAATATCTGCCTTACAGTATTTCTCATCTGCTCGGAAAGACCGAAGTCACCTCCGTCTCTCCCGTCAGGATACAAACGTGACTGGATGAGCTTTCCCTCGCCCCAGAAAAACATACATCTCTGAAGCTTGGGTTCGAACTCGACATTTTTGATGTCTGTGTCCTCGGGTACATAATACCCTACCATTGAATGGTGGTCTAACCCATAGGACATTGTTCCGCCTGAGTAGCATCCGGGATCTCCATCTCCATTGTAGATATTATGACAGCTGTCCCATGATTCTCCGTTTGACATAGCAAGGAAAGCTATCGGAGCTATTGATAAGACAAACCTTTTTCTTACCATCTTAGGGTTTATACTGTCACAGAAAAGAGCGTACTTATAATTCCACCCTTTGTCTTTCTGTTTTTCCCTATACTCACCAGTGGCATGGTCAGTCCAGCTGACTGTCTGCATATCTACAATTTTGTCGAGCTCAAACAGTCCGGCAAGCTTTCCGACAATTTTGGAATTCTTGAGCTCTCTTGAGATATGTCCGCGATCAAAATCGCTTAACAGATCATTAGTCCACTCAACTATCTTGTCATCGGGCATCATTCCGACTTCTCCACGAACCATATGCTCGACGATTTTGGTGAAAGATGCCCAAGCATCAGAATACCTTAAATCTTCATATCCCTTATATCTATAAGGGATATTTGTAATCCAGTAGAAAATATCACATAAATTCTCGTAATCTATGCGACGTTCTACGTCAAGTACAAAGGAGATAAAACCTCTTTCCTCATCCCACATAGGGTGCTTTCTGAGGATAGGAGCAAGCTCCTTTTCCTTTGCAAGGATTGACTTGTCAACGTAATCCTTTGCATAGGGCGTGGAATAATATTCCATCTCGTCGAGATACTGCTGTGTGTTTACTAACATTAAGTCTCTGTTCATTTGCTTGTTTCCTTTCTGCTGGTTAGTGACTAACCAGCCTGTCTAAACGTTGTCAGCTGCCTTATTATTTCGAGTTCGCTTGTCGAGTGTAGTATGCGTAGCACACACTCGTGCGGATACCCTAAGTCCTGTGCTGTCCATATATAATCACGGACTTCTTTTGTACCTACATTGAGCCAATTTTGGATGAAGGATTCGTCTTTTCTACGACACCTGATTTGCATTTCTACCCCTTTCTTTAATTCTGTCGTGTTATACTTAATGCGACAGGTGTCAAGAAATTTCCCTACCCTTTTTGCGTCAGCTTTCCCTATCTGAAGGGTCATCTTTGTCTACCTCCTCCCACTTGATCTTCCAGTCATCATACCGGTACGGCTGTCGGTCTACTTCAAATTTGGAGCAGACGATGAAAGCCGTAAAAAAGTTCATCGTCAAACCGAAAACCAAATCCTCGGCTTTTACCTTCGACATTTCAAGCGGTTTCCCGAGCTTGTCCCACTCTGCGGTCTTGTTACCGTAATTGACTTTGGTCACGAAAATCGGACCATTGTCCGTGAGTACAAGTACATAGTACCAATTCTGTTTCTTTGCCATATTATTCTTCTCCTTTCACTCACATATAATAGCCCTCGAAGGCAGCTACAAGTTTCTCAAGCTCTGCAATTTTCTCGTTTATATTTGCCACCATCTTCTTGTAGTTTTCCGTCATCTTCTTGTAGTTTTCCGTCATCTTTTTGTAGAGTTCTACCTGCTTTTTGTAGTTTTGTATCTGCTCCTCGTATGCAGATATCAAAGTCGGTAACTTTTCCATCTTTCTTTTCTCCTTTCCGTTAGTGGTTAGCAACTAAACAGCACTACTATGAATGCTACGAGTGCTGAATAGGTTATAATGATTTCCGTTGCCAACTTAATTGCGTGGCTACGCCTGTGTTTTTTAATTTCGACATCCGTTCTGGTCATTTTTTCCACTCCTTTCTTACACTTCCAATTCCTTAATTACAGAAGTGATGGCTTCCTTTCCGGAAGCTGTCAGAATTCCCTCTATGTTAGAGAGCTTTTCAAGCGTTGAGATTACAGTATCTCTGAGGATGTTCTCGATGACCATTACCTTTGATGAGGCTACTTCCGCCATCTCTTTCACCTGTTCCAATACCTCTTCGTAGGTTATGAAACGCCCGTTGTTATATTTATATAACGTCATTATAGAGGCGTGATGGTCGCCGAACAGTTCTCTTACAAGATCTATGTCGCTCCCATTAAAGAAATGACCGCAGTCGAAGCCTATCCACCTGCGTTCCTTATCAGGTTTGATATCTGTTGGAGTCTCATAAAAATCATACGTTACTCCTCCATTGCATAAACCTGAGAAAATCTCTTCTATTTCTTCCTTTGATTTATGATAAAATGGATTACTCTCCGGAATTCCTACGTATCCGCAGAAAAATCCGAGGGATCTAAATACGACAGCCATGCGGATGTCATTTCTGTTTACCTCGTCGTAAGCAACGTGGTTATTTGCCTTTAATGTTTTAATTAGTTCCTGTCTGTCCATTTCTTTTCCTCTCCTTTCGGCTTAGTGGCTATGCAATATATTTCTTGTAAAGTCTGTCGCTTTCCTCGGAAGTAATGATGCCCCTATCTACTGCCCAAAACAGGGTGCATCCAATCGCATTTTCGTAACATGTACGAGATGGATCGTACCTCTCGTCATCCATTCGGAAGATTTTGCCGTCCAAAAGATCACGGCGCAGAAAGTATAACTCCCTTTCCGTTTCTGAAAGAGAATAGATATACTGCTCTTCACGTAACTCGTCTACGGTCGGCAGATAGTTGTCCATTTCGCTTGCCCTCCCTTCTCTTGCAGTGTGGTTAGTAACTAACCATCCCTTTGCAGATCATTTTTCCTTGCCTACGGGTTTCCTTTTTGTTGTATTTCCCCTCTTTGAATACAATAGGGCGAAAGCCCGTCCATGTATCACCTCTGTCTGTGGGGAAGTTGCGTTCTTTCCACGCCTTGAGGGTTTTTCTTTCCTGCTTTGTCATGGTTATCTCTCTCCTTTCCGGTTAGCGACTAACCATCTTATGACGTTAGCCAGCAGGAACATAAATAGCCCTGCATAGATTAGTCTTAACGCTCCTATGTTGGTAACAATACATCGTGCTGCAAGAACTCCTAAGAGTCCAATTGCAACACACAATATAAGTAGGTTTGAAAATGTTTTCATGCTATACCTCCCTTGCGAAGTTTTTGAACGCCAGATATTCTGCCTCCGCTTCTGTTTCCATTTCTGCATACTCGTCATATCCGCATGACGAACACAGGATCACCATTATGGTGTCCTCAATATCCTGGTCATAACGAGTGTCATAATCCTCTATCTTGAGGACTTTTCCGCATTTGGGGCATGTTGCCATTTCCGTTCTCTCCTTTCCGTTCATGCTCCTACGTTGCATAGCCACTCTTCTTCATAGTCAAGCCACTCTGACTTGTAACTTGCCTTGAAATCTGCGACTTCCCCGAAGATTTCCCTATTCCGCTTTGCTCTGCGAGTTTCCTTTTCATCCGCCATAGCAATGGCGTTCTCTATGCTCTGCCTTGCGTATGCCGTCACCTTGTCAAACAAGTTGACAGGCATTTTCCCTGTCAGACATAACATGTCAATAATTTTGTCGTATTCCATTTCCGTTCTCCTTTCCTTTCCCTTTTCCCTTTCCGTTTCCCTTGCGGCGTGTCATAGTGGTTAGTGGCTAACCACTATGAAAGGAACCAACGATCCGTATAGGGATCATAATTTGCAGAGTATCCCCTTTTACGGAGTTCCCTTTTCGAGGCGGATATATTACTTCTCCGCCTATTCATATTCATACCGGTAATGATTTCGCTTAAAGATAATTCTGCCATGTTTAATCTCTCCTTGTCAAGTTAATTTTATCTTCTATCCGAGTACATACTCTATATACTCGTTTTCCGTTGCGAACAGGATATATCTGTCCGTAACCCAACCCATATATCCGTTTGGTACTATATAACCTTTTAACATGCTACTTCACCTCCATTTCTTCCTATATCTCTTCCTCTATTATTGCAAAGCTGCCCCATGTTCGGGATTGCCCCCAAAATGTTCTATCGGGGCGCAAATCCTGCCCGCCAACCATCTTGAGGGTGCGACGGTTAAAGATATGGATCTCGGGATCAAGAACCGCCGAGTACCACACAGTGATGATGAACTCATCTACTATGTCCACAAGGTGACGCTCCTCGTCCTGTTCGATGTAACTCGGGTTGTCTGGGGCGTTGTAAATTATACCCCGAGCCATAAGCTCTTTCTTCAATCTTGTCATCTGTGTCCGCACTCCTTCCTTGCTTTGATGGCTATAATCGCAACCCCTATGGTCGCAATTATGCCTGCAACTATGGCGTTACCATCCATTCCGGCAACGCCCACCATAAGCATGATAAATCCTACGTATTCCATGTTACTCCCCCCTCTCTCTCATCCCCACATGAGAGTATTATATATACTATCGAGTGCTTTCTGCTGATTTGCGGCGTTACCATCGACGTAGTAACACCCCAGTTTCACCAGCATCCTCTTATCGGGACCGTGGACAGATATTGACAACTGTCCATTATCATTTTCTCTGAACAGCATGATTATCGCCGGAGTGTCCAAAATAGGCATCTCTGCTATAACTCTGCGATATGGACCCCAAGGCTTGTTACACGGCTTAAAATCTGATACTTTGAACATAGTTATACCCCCTTGTTTCTATATAAGAATATCTTCGTCGTCGATTTCTAAATCGAAGATAAAATCGTCCGGATTTATAGGTACAGGTATAGGATCAAACATGGCGGCAAACAGACCCTCTGCGACTTCGTATGCGGAGTCCGCAAGTATTGCCTCTGCCTCATCCTCGGTCATGTGTCCTAATTCTGGATCGTCAGCCCAGAAATCTTCCCCGAATATTGCGATTATGTTGGCATTACGCCGTGTGTATGCCGCATCACGCAGCATGGTATATGCGAGTCTTGTCATTTTTTTGTCCCCCTGTTTTTTGTATTAAAATAAAGCCTTTTTTCGACTTGCTCAGGTCGTGGTTAGTGACTAAACACTATTACGTATCGTCCATGTTAAACATAATTTTTTTCTTAATTGCCCTCGCAGTTGTCCTGGGCAATTTTTCAATATACGGCAATAATTCTTCTACTGTTAATGCTCCTGTTTTACGAACTTTTGCCATGTTTTCAGGCTTAAGGTTAAGCCATTCAATGCTTTGATTACGAATCTCATTTGGTACAATATAATCTGGCATGATATCACCCCCTTGCTGTCCGGTTAGTCACTAACCATTATTGTATGTGTGGGTGGACGTCATGTCAATGTTGTAGTGGTTAGTAACTAACCGCTGTTCAGTGGGTATAAATTTCGAGAATATGCCCCTTGATTGTGTAGCGTTTCACACGCTCACAGCCGTAGTAGCCACCTTCATACAGGGTGTTATCTACAAAAACGACCGAGATACGTGACGGCGACATAGAATTATAGCCTACTTCACGGAGCAGGCTGTCGATCGTAAAAACTCTTTTCTTCATTATGCATTATCCTCCGGAATGGTTAGTTGCTAACCAGCAAAAAAAAAGACACGAAAAACAGGCGGGATAGACCCGCCTGCCGGTGTGTGTGTAGTTAGTGTGCCTACTTAGCCTTACACCTGTCAATGAAGCTGTTAAACAGCTTTTCGGATACAAGGTATATGGTGCCGTTAATATTGACCTCAATGGTCTTGTCGTCAGTCTTATCCGCCTGAGGGAGTAAAGACTTGAGGGTACTATATGACATGGACAGCAGGTCGGTGAGGGTATAATCCACCAAAAAGACATCCTTATTCTCATAAATCAGTATCAGCTTGTCAAACTGAAACTTGAGCGTACCTGATACAAAGTACCCAAAGTCACCGTTATCGATAATGAGAGTGAGAGCCTTGAGCCACCGTGACAGCGTGCTATGGTCACGTCCGATGAGCTTGCCAAAATCACGCAAGGATACCTTTTTGTCGATGGTCAGCTCAGCCACGTCGTCAGCGTATGCGGGTATAGTGATACCGGTTGCGTACGCCGTGATTATGGCGACCTTAAAGGCGGCGTTATCCACGCTTGCCAGCACAGTGTTAGTCTTGCTAATGGCGGACTTAATGTCGGCACCACGAAGAGAGTCAATAAGGTTACAATAAACAGTTTTTTCCATGTTTTGTCCTTTCCTGTGGTTAGTTGCTAACCACATCAAAATATAAAGTTGTAGTTGTTGCGGTGGTGGTTAGTTGCTAACCATGCCTATGGTGGCTTGAAGTGGTTAGTTGACTAACCGATATGATAGCTTGCCGTGAGGCTTGCTATGGTCATAGTATAGCATGACATAATTAAAATACAACTATACCGTAAAATCACCATTTTACCGCATTTTAGGGGCGTGGTTGTAGCGGGTCAAACAGGCTCAGGTACTGGCTCCGGGATAGCAGCCACAACCACACACCACGAAAAAATTCGCCATAATCGCCCAAAATCCGCCATTTTAATTCCAATCCCCTGTATCGCCCTATTTATCGTGGTTTTCGCACAACCACCCACCGCAAACCTACATATATAAATACATTTCAATCACCGCTCCCACACCTTACTACTTTCCATCCCACTCTCTCTCCCACCCACCACCGATATACCACTCGCATGTAAATTATTAGAAAGACTTCCGCACTGTAATATGTATATTATTTCAATACACTACCTCCCCCACGCGAGTGGTAGTTTATATACATATTATTATTATTATTATATACATATATATATAACTCACAGTTTTGGGGTGATTTGGGGGTGTAAAAGTCATAGGGTATGACGGTTACTTGACATTAATTTTGTCTTGTGTTATCATTTTAACGTAAAATCAACGAAAAGGGGGATGACGCTTATGAAACAAACAAGAAACATTATTATTCCATCTGATTTAATTAGGGAGGGATCAGATTTAGCAATTGTTATTTATTCGATTTTGCAGGATCCGTGTATGTATATGGAAGATGATTGCCAAATGCCTTATGAATATTTATATAATGCCTTATATGGCGAATTAAAAGTTGATGAAATACGAAAGAAGCAGATTATGAGGGCATTAGAGGATATCCCCTCTATAACTTATAATGATAAATTAATATTTATTCCCTCTGGATGTATGTTGGAGCTGCCCCATTTTGTTACAATAACAAGGCGAGAATTCAATGCAATTATGAACTCTAAACATAAATTGCCGACAAAATATTCATTACTGCACTATTGGTGCTTTATTGTGAAATCATTTGATTGGAATATTGAAAAGGATGGTAAACGTAACTTTGTGGGGCATATGTCTTTAAATTATTTTGCAAAACAAATGCAGACAACGACCACCACTATTCAAAGATATAATAAATGCCTTGAGGATCTGCAGTTATTATATATAGTGGCGAGCCGTTATAATCCTGAAACCGGGGCAAGAATGTCAAATAATTATGGGCGCTATGAGGATAAAGATCTCATAAATGATTTTTGTAACGGAAATGTTGATCCCTCCGGCAATTTTAAGCGTAGTGTAGCGGCGAGATATAATTGTTGGCTTAATAATAAAAGTTCTGTGGATATTGACGAATTAAAGGCGGACATAATCGAATATAACAAGATTGTGCCGCAAAACATGATGATACACTTGACATAATTAAACTTTTAGTATATGATAAACTTGTGGGTGCGGTGTGGTTTCGCGCCCATTTTTATTATTATGAAAGGAGGAGAATATGACCTGACATTATGAGTGTTTATGAGAATTCCATTAGTATTAGCCAAGTTTTAGGGGCGGTCGAGGAGTACCGGGGAGAAATCGGGCAAGATACTGATGTTTTAGATATAAAATATATTTTATATGATGATTGGGGGTGGCCAATATATGGCGGGGATAAATGTACCGCAATACGAGATTTTCAAGATAGAGACTGCTCAGTTGAAATATAACAACTGGGATTTACATATAACCAAAGACGAGGCGTATGCTTCAAATTCATTAGTGGCTTTATTTGAGGGGCAGGAATTCAGACTTATTGCACAGATTTTAAATCAGCCAATTGAAGAAATCGAATTTTCGGATTATATTGCCGCGATTGTAATTTCAAATAAGAAGCATTTTAATCGGGCGGTTTCACATGACGGCATATTAATAAATGGAAATAAGTTTCGCAGATTTGTCGGAACGTCGGGCGGATTAAAAAAGAACACTATAATATTTGTTAGAGATAGTATTTTGGATGAGTTAAACCGCCGTTGTGAATGCGGGAGAAATCCAAATATTCCTTTAGTTCCCGCAAAGCTTGAAACATATAAGGCGCTGACTTGCTCCGCTTCTCAGCCAATATGTGACCCAAAAGGAATATTAGTGGTGTCTGATTGCATTGTTAAGATTAAAGATTTTGTCAAAACAATTGATGATGACAAAAAATCTGTCGAGCCAATAGTGTCGGATGTTAAGGAAATGGAACTTGAAAATAATGTTTGTGACGGATTTAATCTCTGCACTTACGAATATATGACCAGGGTTGCCGAGTCCTTAGGAATTGATTATGTTCCGAGCGGGGTATGTTTAAGAAATGCGTGGTTGAAAGGAATGCTCTACCCTTTTCCCATTATAGAGTTTGCGGATGAAATTGCAGGCGGCAATTATATAGTGAAGGACATATGGGGTAATGAGAAAGATATTCGTGATGTTGAAATGATCCTTAATGAATCCAGTTTAAAACTATGGAAGTGTTATAACAGCATCGAGGAATATGTTGCGGCTTATCATGAGAATGGTTACTGTTTTGCTGTTACAAAGATTGCCCCGCATGAATTAGAGGATATAAGGGAAACCAATTATCAGTACTTACAATCTTATCAGTTGAGCGACGAAGATATTGAAGAATTGTGCGCTCCTACAGTTAAATGGCTCAAAGATTCGATGGGTGGGGACTATGAATCCACAATAAAATTTCTGGGGATTACCGATCAAGTTGAACATAACACATGGCAACAGGCCTTGTTTTTAGATAAAAGATTTTTAAACGACGAATATGTACGTGACTCTGTTTACAGAATGATTCGAAACAAAATTGATGAGGCCAAGATTGGCAAACTTATGGTGGAGGGAAATTACCAACTTGCATCTGGAGATCCCTTTATGTTTATGGAACATGTATATGGGATGGAGCCGCTTGGATTGTTAAGTGAGAATGAGTGTTATTCTCAATATTGGATAGACAGAGAAGTAGAAACTATTGTGGCCTTTAGAAGTCCAATGACAGTACATAATAATATCAGAAAGTGTAAAGTTATTAGTGGTCGCGGGACAAATAAGTGGTATAGATATATGGATACTGTTTTTATCATCAATGGTTTCGACACCTTTTGTCAAGCAGAGAATGGTTGCGACTACGACGGAGATTTGATCTTCACAACTAATAATAGAGTTTTAATAGACAACCACAGACAGCTTCCTGCTATTCTCTGTGTACAGCATAATGCAGAGAAAGTAATTCCCACGGAAGAAGATATACTTGCTACCAATATAAATGCAATGGGAAATCAGGTTGGGAGTATTACAAATAGAGTAACAGCCATGATGGAGAAGCAATCTCACTTCTCTCCTGATTCTAAAGAGTATGCGGAGTTGGAAAAGCGCATAGAGTCCGGGCAGAAGTACCAACAGGATGAAATCGATCGCATTAAGGGAATTATAGCAACACCAATGCCGGACTATTGGTATACCCCGGCTGCTTGCAAGGGAGATAATTATCAATACAGCATATGCACTTACAAGAAACCTTATTTTATGATCTATGTTTATGATGACTATAAGAGAGCTTACAATGATTACATAAAAAACAGGGAGATAATTGCTCATAGAGACTTTAATAAATCTCTTGCGGAAGTACTTGAAGAGGAAACAGAAACAGAGTTTATAGAGTATTACAATAAAGGTATGCCTTTTGGCATGGGGCCATGTACTATGAATAGAATATGTTGGCATATAGAGAAGCTGTTTAAACATGCTAAAATTGAACTTCGTGCCAATGGAAAGTTTGACTATACCTTTTTAAAATATGATGCCCCAGTTACAAGCGACATAGTTTCAGAAATGAAGAAATTAGAGTTCAAATATAACGATGAATTAGCTAACTTTAAAAGAATGTCTAATACTCGGGAAGATAAACATAATAAACGCTATACAATTAAAAAGAGATATAGGAGACTTACACAGCAATTATGCCCCAATGAAAAAGAACGATTAAATATTCTGCTTGACTTAAATTATTCACAATCAAAAAGTCATCAGTTCATGTGGGATTGTGGGGGAGATTTAATTATAAAAAGAATTCAGGAGTTGTCTGCATGATAATTATAAACGAAAGGAAATATGTAGAGGATATATTATTATCCAATCAAAAGCCAGACAAGGTTGGTATTCGCAAACTTATAATGTACGTAGCAAAATATTATTATCCAGATTGGGGAAAATTATCTACGGCTCAATATGTTCAGAATATCTTTGATAGACTGGCGAAGTTTAAATTAAATCCTATATATTTTCAAGAATTCCAGTATTTTAATTATACTAAAAATCTTTGCAATAAATTAAAAAAGGGAAAAATATCTCCAGAACTTCGTGATGTAAAAGAAGTGGTTCTGTCGGAGCCTGAAATAAAACTAATACAATCAGCGTCAAACGAGAAGGAACAAAAGGTATTGTTTGCCTTATATGTTCTTGGAAAGATATTTAACACTAACGGATGGATAAATTACCCCACTTCTGACATATTTCAGCTTGCAAGTGTAACAATGAAGAAATGGGATCGGGAAGATATGATAGGTAATATGAGAAAACAGGGACTATTAACGTATAGTAAATCAACTAAAAATAGTGTGATTAAGATTGAATTGATGGATGGAGACCCGGAATTTATTGTAAATGATTTTAAAAAACTTGGGAATCAGTATATTTCCGTGTATAAAACCGGTTGGATTATGTGTAAAAATTGCGGGAAATTGGTTAAAAAACATGGAAAAAATCAAAAATATTGTAAAAAATGTTCCAAAATTATTGAAAAAGAAAAACAGGTTGTATATAACCACCGAAGCTATGAAAAATTAAAAAATTCAAGGATTTTTGAAAATCCCGCAAACCCTTGTAATTCCAACGTTTAAAAGTACTTTATAAAAATGAAATTGGTTTTGTTGGATGGAAGAGAAATAAAATGAATAAGAGGAGAAAAAATATGACATTAGATGACATACTCTCAACAGTAAATCCACTTCCCTCATTTGTAGATTATCAATACTACAAATGTTTAGAAAATAATACAATACTGGTTAATGATGACATAACAGACGCCCTGATAGAGCTTGCGGTTTTACCATTAAAGCAAATGGATGCTGATAAAAACATAGAACATATTACTATAATATTAAATACATACGGTGGTGCTGTCTATCCCGGCATGGCATTCATTGCAGCATTAGAAGAATGCACCACACCTATTACCATAAGAATTATGGGGGTCGCTGCTTCAATGGGGATATATATAGCTATGGCAAAAAGTCCATATATAACTGTTGAGTGTGATCAATATTCAGTTGGTCTTATTCATGCCGGGTCATATTATATGACCGGAGATAGAAATGCCGCTCGTGATCAATGGAAATTTGACGAGAAATATGAACAAAAACTTAAGCAATATGTTTTAAGTCATACAAATATAACAGAAAAGAATTATAAAGAAATAGAAAGACAGGAATATTGGATGGACGCAGAAACCATGCTTAAATATGGGATTGTAGATAGAATAATAGGAGTCGATGACAAGATATGAATTTTCAAGATGCATTAGCTGAATATGGTCTTACTGAAAAAGAATTTGAAGATTGTATAATTGATATACAAAACAAAATTAATGGCGAGAATGATATGAGTTGGGATGATATTGTTGATTGTTATGGTCTTCCAATAAACTCTTCTACTCTACGTAAGGCCTGTAGTAATAAACCTTTTGGAAGTAAATTTGTTTTAGATTATTTTAATAATAAAACACCCAATTATGATTCTAAATTAGAATTATTAAAAAGAGAAAGAAAGAAAATACAAACATTAAACCTTGAAAGAAATCGTATAGATTTCGAAGAATCAAGACGGGCGTTATATTTTGAGTATATAAAAGATGCAATTGTTACTCTTCCATCTCCTGAATTTTTACCAGTTTATTCTGGAAGAAAAGCAGACAAAGATTATTTATTGTGTATAGCAGATATACATTATGGGGCAAAGTTTAAGAGTATTAATAATGAGTATTCCCCGGAGATTTGTGGAATAAGATTTGGGAAATTACTTTCTGAAACTATAACCTTTATACAAGATAAACAATTAAAGTCAATCAAGATCGCTTCGTTAGGAGATAATATTCAGGGACTATTAAGAATATCTGATATAAAACTTAATGATAGTTCCGTGGTAAAAGCGGTTGTTAATATAAGCCGATTAATCGCCTTGTTTTTAAATGAATTATCTAGATATGTGTATATAGATTATTACCACGTTCCTACCTCTAATCATAGTCAGAATAGAAATTTAGGAACAAAAGCTTCTGAGTTACCTCTTGAAGATATGGAATACATTATTGGTAATTATATATATGATTTGTTAGCCAATAATGAACGGGTAACGGTTAATTTGGCAAAAGAACAAAATGAATATATTAAGATCCCTGTTTATAAATTTAATATAATTGCAATGCATGGACACCAGATACGCGAGTTAGAAGATTCAATAAAAAAGATGTCGTTATTGAACAGGGAATTTATTGATACATTGATTATTGGGCATCAACATTCAAGCAAGGAATTAATAGGATTTGAATCAGCACATTCTGACGCGGAAATATTAGTATGTCCGTCCTTTATAGGCTCGGATGGCTATTCGGATAAATTAATGGTGGGGGCAAAACCGGCAGTAAAAATATTTGGATTTGACCCGGAACATTGCCACACCGAGACTTATAAGATTATTCTTTGATGGTTTTTATCTCTGGAGCGCTGTCATAGGCGATTGTAATATTAAAAACCACTGAAGATATACAATAACATCTTGTTATGTGATGCATCCATAGCAGATTGTTAGTTGCAAGATGGAGGAGTTTGGTTATCCTCGCTGCTATATACGCAGAGATCGGGCGTTCGAATCGCTCTCTTGCAATTTGTAGTATGAAAGGAGGCGCTTATGAAAAGAGCATCGGCAATACTATTGTTTATATTTATTATTGTTGAAATTGTTATGGCTTTTTATTATGGAGAGCTATATACTCCTAACAAAAAAATAGGTGATTATGCCATACAAAGAGATTATAGAAATGATACCATTACTTATTTGGATGATGAAGCAATAGCTTTAGCGGATGAGTATAATGACGTGGGGTTAAGGAGCGAGGCTTTAAAAGCATATAATATAATAAATAGCATCAGAGAAGAAGCTGGACTAAATACTTTGGTTTGGGATTCTGATCTAGAGTCAACTTCAATGGTGAGAAGTAAGGAAATATCTCGGGAATTCTCGCATACACGTCCCAACGGATTACAATGGTATACGGTTAACAGCACCATAATGGCCGGAGAAAACTTAGCATATGGATATAATCATTCTGAAGAAGTTGTAGATGGGTGGATGGAAAGTCCTACTCATAGAGATAATATATTGTATCCTACGTTTACAAAGATTGCTATTTCAATATATGTTGAAAATGGCGTATATTATTGGGCGCAGGAATTTGGTTATTGAAATAAAATTGCTTATATACAAGGCAATTTTCATATAGATTATTACCACCAGAAGAATAGAGAGGAATGCGTACGGTCAAACCATGCCGGTTAGGCAATTACATATATTAGGTGGTTTATAAAGAACATGAATATCATGTTCTTTTTTTGATGATTAAAAGGAAAGAGAGAAATATATGGCTACGTTAAAACAACCTAAAGACGAGGCGGAAATTCGTAGACTTGGAGTTAATAATGTTCGACAGGCTTATTTAGATTTAGCCGGTGATTATAATAGAATTATAAATAACGACGTAATGCTTTGTCCTAAATGTGGTAAATGGCAAAAGTCCGACACTTCTTTTTATTTTGATAAAAAGTATGTAACAAACAGACTGCCAATTTGTAAGCGTTGTATTCAGATGATGGTCGAACAAAGAGAAAAAGATACTGATGAACCGAACGAAACAAAAGAGAGCGTTCAGAAAGTATTACAATACATGGACCGTGTTTATGATAATAACTTTTACGAACAATGTGTAAAAGGTGCCGCTGATGGATTAAAAGAGAAAAACAGAGTATCACCATTTGCTACTTATATAACTGCAGTACAAAGTCTTCCTAACTGGAAAGGGATGACTTGGAAAGACAGTAAATTTGGTGATGACGGTGAAAGTATAGAAGAATCAGAAATAAATGAAAATTCTAGAATATTAAAAACCGCGAGGAAACGATTTGGCAGTGATTACTCTTCTCAGGATTTATTGTTCTTAGAACGAGAATATCAAGATTGGATATCAAGATATGCTTGTGAAACTAAGGCTCAAGAATTATTGTTCCAAAGAATTGCTTTTACACAATTGGCAATTGATAAGGCACAAAAAAGCGGGCAAGATACAGACAAATTAGATAAAACATTGCAAGACTTAATGTCAAGTAATTCTATTAAACCTAATCAGTCTACTTCTAATGCGCTAACCGAATCAAAAACATTTGGACAACTTATTCAAAAGTGGGAAGAACATGATCCTATTCCTGAGCCGGAAGAGGAATTTAAAGATGTAGATAAAATCGGGCTTTATATTGATGTGTTTTTTAAGGGGCATCTTGCTAAAATGATGAATTTAAAAAATGCTTTTTCAACTTTGTATGAAAAATACATTGCTAAATATACCGTTAAAAAACCTCAATATGATGAAGATACAGATTCAGAAGAATTGTTTGACCAGATATTTGGATCTGTAGATGAAAATAAACTGTGAAAGAAAATAAAAAAACTGTTCAGCAATTGGCTCAGGATAAAGAACAGAAAATCATGGAAACTGTCGCCCGGAGAGCAGGTTATTACCGGGCAAATCCCCAAAGATTTGTATCTGAGGTATTGGGCATTACTTTAAAATTGTTCCAGAAGATACTGTTGTGGGTTATGTTTCATTACAACTACATTATGTACTTGGCCGCAAGGGGTCAAGGGAAAACCTGGCTGACAAGTCTTTATTGTGTAGTAAAATGTATTTTATATCCCGGAACAAAAATAATAATAGCCTCTGGCACTCTTCGACAGGCCAATGAGGTTTTATTAAAAATACAAGATGATTTCATGAAACAATCTCCTATTTTACGGAGCGAAATTGATAAATGTAATATTAGTCAAAATGACGCAACTATAACATTTAAAAATGGGTCGTGGATTAAATCAAGAACAAGTACGGAAAACTCTCGTTCTGCACGAGCAAATTGTTTAATCGCAGACGAGTTTCGTATGATAGATGAAAATATTCTTAATACTGTATTGAGAAAATTTTTAACAAGTCCGCGACAACCTAAGTATTTAAACAAACCAGAATATGCACATCTTCAAGAAAGAAACACAGAAATATATATGTCTAGTGCATATTTTAAAAGTTCATGGGCATATGAAAAAGCCAAAGATTATACTCTTAACTTTTTCAATGACAAAAGGAAATATTTTATTTGTGGACTACCCTATCAATTATCAATAATGGAGGGGTTATTATCTAGAGCACAACTTGAAGATGAAATGAGTGAACCGAGTTATAATGAATTGATTCAATCGATGGAAATGGAGTGCTTATGGTATGGCGATGAAGATGGAGGGTTGTTTAAATATGACGAAATTAACAGAATTCGTCAAATTAAAAATGCACTGTATCCTTTAGATCTTGTTAATGACCGTAATCCTATCCCGAGATTAAGTGATACGGAAGAAAGGGTTATGTCTGTCGACGTAGCGTTAATGAGTTCGACGCGAAAGAAAAAGAATGATGCCAGCTCTATTCAAATATGTAGCGCAATCCAAACGGATGACACCACATATTCTTCTAATGAAGTATATAGCGAAACATTTGAGGGATTAACTACGGACGAGTTAGGTATCATTGTTATGAGATATTTCTATGGGTATCATTGTACACAGCTCGTACTTGATACGAACGGTAGATTATGCCGCTTTTATTGGTGACAATAAAATGAAAAGAACGGAATTAAGCGAGGACGCTGAAATGCAAACTCGAACCGAAGGCTAGATGTAAAAGTTTAGTCAGGGGCAACGCATAGGAGACGAACCTGTTTAACAGAATGTAATTCTCCCACGAGGCCGTTCTATCTATATTAAAGAGGATTTGGTGGATAATTACCACCCACCTCTTTTTATTTTGCAAAAAATAAAAGGAGGAAGTTGAATGTTATTAAGCAAAACAGCTTTAGTTAAATGGAATTCAAGAAATTATAATCATTATATAAATTTAGGTTATAAATATACAAAAATGGGCGATGAATTCGAAGTGTCAATAAATCATTTAACCCCTGGAAGTTATGCGAAAGTTACATATGAGTGTGACTTTTGTCATCAAACTTTAACTACTCAATGGCAAACATATATGTATAAAAGAAATAAATGTGTAACCGCAAACGATTGCTGTTCAAATTGTTTACAAATTAAAGCGAAACAGAATATGGAAGCTAAATATGGGGATAATAATTTTAGACATATAGAATCAATAAATCGTAAAATTCTTGAGACAAATTTAAAAAAATATGGTTGTGAAAATCCTTTTGGGAATAAAGAGATTCAAAACAAAATTAAACAACATTATTTAGATAAATATGGAGTTGAATCTTGTAGGCAAATACCAGAAGTAGAGGAAAAGAGAAAACAAACGTGTTTGGAAAAATATGGAGTTACTAATTATGGGGCAATCTGGGCCAGAGAACACTGTCGCGAAAAGTCTCCAACTTGGAAAGGCGAAAATGTAATTCACGAAAGAATTGATAGAGGTTTACCAGAATATAGGTCGTGGAGAAAGCAAGTGTTTGGTAGAGATAAATATACTTGCCAATGTTGCGGGGCCAAAAATGGGAATGGTAAATTTATACGGTTAGAAGCTCATCATATTTTTAATTGGGGAAAATATCCAGATAAACGTTTTGACGTAAATAATGGAATAACGTTATGCCAACAATGTCATATTGATTTTCATTCTGCGTATGGGAAAACTGACAACAATAACATTCAATTACAAAGATTCTTAAATGTAGATAAAAAAATATGCTGAACTAACGAGAATAAAATCGTTAGAATTGTAAAATAAAAAGTTTACAAGATAACAAATTGATAGGATTGGGTGTGTACGATTTTATTTGTAAAGACCAATTTGATGCCAAGACTGGAAAAGTATATAAAGCTTTAACCTGTTGTAATGATGATGAAATGGCACAACGCTGTAAAGTAAAAGACGCTAATAAAGTTGTATGGTCTGTAAAAGCTACCGCTGCTTTCAATAACGAGATATGTGTTTTGTTGAGAAACGCAATTCAAAATGGTAAAATTCATCTTCTTGTTGACGAGCAGGAGGCCGAAGAAGTTCTTAAAGATAGTTACAAGGGATATGCAAAACTCACCCCAACTGATCAGGCCAGACTTAAAATGGCTTATGCTCAAACAACCATGACTATGTTTGAATTGATTAAGTTGGAACATGAAGTCCGTAATGGACAAATTAAAGTAAAGGAATTACGCAACATGCGTAAGGATAGATATTCCAGTTTGGCTTATAATTATTGGTGTGTAAATCAATTAGAATTACAACTTAAACCAGTAAATACAACTAATTGGATTAATGATTTAATTATAAAGCGAGCAGCTTATCACGGAAAAAAGATATGAGCTTGTAAAGTAAATTAGAAAGGAAGGTGCTTGCATGGCACAGACTAAAACTGGTACTACAGCAAGTACCAACTCTCGAACTGCGAAAGAAATGCAGGAATGGTATGAAGCTAATAAAAATAATATTCAAAATTATGTTAGCGCTCAGGACGGATTGAGAATTCTAAATAATGTTATGAAGGCTTCTCATGTTAGTATTCAAACATTTAACAAAGATGAGGTAGTTAATTATCTTCAAAATATAGGATCTAACGAGATAAACTTAAGAAGGCTTTCAAGGTCACTTTATTGGAGATCTATGATTTATTATAGAATCATAAATTTCTATGCGGGTATGTTTGAACTTGATATCCGTAGTGTAATACCGGGAAAAGATTACTATAATCCTGCAAAAAATAGCACTAATACAGAGAAATTAGTTAAAAATTATTATGAAACTGTTAATTTATTAGACATAATGCACCTTAGTAGGCATATGTATAATCCTTTGGTCACGGCATTTAGAGAAGATGCTTCTTATAATCTTTATTGGCTTGATGATACTGGAATGACTATTATTCCATTTGATGGGGATTATGCAAAAATTGATGGTAAATATAGCACCGGCAATTTCTCATTTAGTATAGACATGAGTTGGTTTAGGTCAAGAAATGAGTATCTGGATTATTGGGGTGAACCATTTATAACTATGTATAGGGAATATGAGCGAACTCGAATAAAATGGCAACACGTTCCAGAAGAACATAGCTTGTGCTTAAAATATAATTCTGCTGATTATAATTTAATTATCCCGCCCTTTGCGGGACTTTTTTTATCCTTGATTTCTTTAGAGGATCTTGGAGATTTGGCTGCTATTAAAGATGAGCAAGAAATATATAAATTGCTTATTTATAAACTCAAAGGATTATCTGGGAGTAAAGATTCTGATAAGTTTGAAGTTTCTCCTCAGAATGGTGCGGTATATTTTAATAGATTTATAAGTGAGGCTCTTCCATCTACGGTGAGTGCGGCTATGTTGCCGGGGTCAGAAGATGTTCAAGTTGTTGGATTTGATGACGACACGGCAAATAACACTACTAAATTAGCAAAAACACTCAGTACTCTTTTGTCTATATCTGGCGGTGGAGAGTTATTAGATTCGGCCTCTATTGATTCTGCTGCGGCATTTGAACTTGTTAAAATATTAAATACGAACTTTGCTCTTAAACCCCTTCTTCCTCAAATTGAGGGTTGGGTAGAGATGGTATTAAGCCTGAAATTAAATAAACCATGTAAAGTAAAGTTCCATTATGTTTCAAGTTATACAAAAAAAGAGTTCGCGGATAAACAGCTTGAAGCTGCTCAAAATGGAATGCCGACCGTATTACCTTTTATGGCCGCTATTAATGGGTATTCTGAAAGAGATACTTTGGCTTTGAATAAATTACAGGGAATGCTAAATCTACCAGACATACTTCAGCCTTTACAGACAAGTTATACTATGTCAAATAACGGTGGCAGACCTCAAACTCCAGATGATGAATTAAGTCCAAGTGGAGATAGAACAAGAAATCAATAGAAAGGAATTCTGTTAAATGGCATATAGGATATTAACCGTGGTTGAAAAAAGACAGAATGATTCTTCTACTTATCAATGGCTTAAGGTTCCAGATGAAAAAGGGAAATCGCAGGTATATGAGACAGATAGTGAACCGGAGCTTGAAGATAAAGTTAAAGAAATGCTAAGTGGAAATTATTCTATGAGTGATCTTGTGGTTGTTCAGCCATTGGATTATACAGTAGAAGTTGATATTACGACATAAGGAATTAAAGAATGAATAAAGGGAAAAATTTTATTACAACAACGTCTAAAGAGGTGGCCGACGAATTGAAAAAGAATGGTTATGTTCTTGTAAATGAAGAGGCAAACAAATGGACGTTTATTAATGATAAAAATTTAAAATTTGACAATGCAAATTCAAGTAAGGTTGTATTTACGGATATGTTATCAATGTAATAGGTATTTCTTTTTTGAATTTGCAAGAAAGGAACTATTATGGATAAACCTATTACATTCACCCCCGGTGATGTTATAGCAGTAATTTTAGGAATAGCGGGAGCAATTATCACATTAAGCGCGGCAATTACTATCGTGATTAATGTGATAAAAAGAATGAAGAAACCAGAGGACGAACAAAATCAAAGGATTGAATCATTAGAAAAACGTTTAGACACTCAGGAGACGCGCATGAATGAGTTTAGTACATATTTCGACAGGGATAAAAAACGTTTTGATCAAATCGAACAGGCCAATGAAATAACTCAAGAAGCTTTATTGGCTTTATTAAGTCATTCGATTTCCGGCAATTCAATAGATGCGTTGCAAAGCGCTAAAAAGAAATTACAGGATTATTTGATATCACGTAATACAACGATATTTTAATATTATGAGGAGGAAGATCGTTGAAGAACAGATTTTTGACTTTAGACGATTTGTATGATTACTACTCTTCTACCTCTAAACGCAGTAGACATTTCAGTGCAAAAGATTCTAATGCTAATATAGTTGTTCAAGTTCCAGGACATATTACATTTGAGAATAATGATAATACTGAGGGATTAACTCCTGTTCGTTTACAGGCTTGTCACATTGGGAAAAATAGAAATGGATCACAAATATCAAAGGAAGTTATGGAAAAGGCACTTCCTTCTTTTGCTAATAGACCTATATTGGGATATATACATTCTGTTGATGGACAAGATGAATTTTATTCTCATAATATGCACATAGAAAATGATGAACTAATATATGATGAAGTTCCTGTTGGAATAATAAAAGAATCATGTAACGCACATTTAGAAGAAGATGTTGATAAAGGACATACTTATGTTGTTGTAGATGGTTATTTATTTGATGAATATTCTTCTGCGTCAGATATACTTAAACGTGAAGAAAAATGTAGCGTTTCGGTTGAGCTATCAATTCGAGAAATGTCTTTTAATGCTAAAGATAAAGTTCTTAATCTTGAGGATTTTTTCTTTTCTGGCGTAACTATATTAGGCAAAACACCGGAAGGTGATGAGGTTAGACCCGGAATGGAGGGTAGCAACATTACATTAGCAGATTTTTCTGCTACAAAAAACAGTCTTTTTGAAGACGAACCAAAAATAATATCAATTTTGGAAGAGCTTACCCAAAAAATCGACGCTCTTTCTGAAGTTAATATAAACTCTAAGAAAGGAGGAGCCGAAGAAATGGACGATGTTCTTACGAACGAGGAAGTTGTTCTTGAAGAGGAATCTGAAACCGAAGAAAAACTCGTTGTCGAAGAAGAGACAGTTGAAGAAGTAACTCCTGAAGAGAATAATGAAGATTCAGAAGATAAGTTTTCAAAGGTTTTTGAATTATCTCATGAGGATATAAGATGTGGTTTGTATGCATTGCTTAGATCTTTTGAAGAAGAAGACAATGAATGGTATTTCATATCTAATGTATATGATGATCATTTTGTTTATGAAGGAATGTTTGATGAAAGTAACATTTTTGATCAGAAATATGAGAAAGATGGCGACAATGTAAGCTTCGTTGGAGATAGGATTCATATGAATAGAGAGTATATAACTGATAGTGAATTAGTTATATTAAATGAAATGCGTTCTAATTATGAAGAAATGGCCGACAAATTGGCAAAATATGAATCTGAACCTGAAAAGATTGCTGTTCTGAATTCCGCTGATTACGCTCAGATTAAAGATACTGAGCAGTATGAAGAACTTGCAAAGAGAGAAAATTATTTCAATCTGGATATACAAGACCTCTCTGCAAAACTCGATGCAATTCTTTTAGACTATGCAAAAAACAATAAACTTGAGTTTGCATCGACTGAAACTGAAAAGGTGGTTGGGCTAACACCATTGCCTATTGTTAAACCCAAACAAAGTACAGGCAAGGGGAGATACGGCACAACATTTAATAAAAACTAAAAGCCAAATTAATTGAACCATAAGGTTCTTTTTTTTATGAAAAAATTATTTGAAAGGAGAAAAGATTAGTTATGGCTATAGATATAACCAAGGGAAGTCACGTTGTTTCTTTCCCTAATAAGATTGCTTCTGCTATGGGCCAGTATTCACATGTTTATAACATCGTTCTTCAGGCTAATTCTGATAATGGTGCTCTTGCTGGCAGAGGAGATTATGTAAGTTTTGATCAATATAAACAGGCTAGTCCCGCTAATGGATTTGCTGGAAGAATTAACGAGCAGGCTGCTGATGGTACGTGGTACGTAGAGGTTACAGCACTTCCCAATTCTGAGGTTCTTTATCTTTACAATTCACCTGTTAGTGAATACTCCGAGAGAGACCTGCAGGACGAGTCTTTATTCTACAACCTTGAGGGTGAAAGAATACAGGGTATGGTTCTTGTTGTAGGCGATGTATTCACGATTTCTGAGAATGGATTTACTGGAACACCCGCAGCAGGCAAGAGTGTTACATACGCAAACGGCAAGTATGTCGTTGGAGCATAATAGGAAAGGAGAATAATTATAATGAGAAATTTGACATTTAGTGATCGTGTTAAGAACGTATTCTCCTCTCTGAATACGGACTATGAATCAATGAATAATCTCATGCAGGACCTTGCACTTGGTCGTGAGATATATGATGCAGAAAATGATAGAGTAATCTCGAAGGCTGAGGCTAATGCCAAGATTCTTGATTTCTCGCATAAGGTACTTGGTATTTCTGATGTTAATGATGCTAAGCAGGTTCGTAGGGCTCTTAGAGACAATGGACGTGAGTGGCTGGATATAATTGAGGATACTGTTGATATGAAGATTACTTCTGGTCTTCAGGAGAGTGACTGGTTTAATGAGTTAGTTGATTCCAAGGGGATTGGCTATCATGATCGCCAGGATTTCTATATCCCTGATGATGCTGTTCTTTCAGTTGCAAAGGCTGGAACAAGCCATCATGACCATATTCTTCAGAGACTTTCTGGTGGACAGACCGTTTCTATCCCTACCGAGCTCTATGTAGTTAAGGTTGGTGCTGATATTAACAGATATGTCACCGGACAGGTTGATTGGAACAGGCTTGTTGATGCTATTTCTGAAGCATTTACCAAGGAAATCCAGACTGAGATTTATGCCGAAGTTACTAATGCAGCTACCAAGTTGCCTGTAACTGGACCCGAATACATTGGAACTGGTGCTCTTGCCGCTGGCACAAAGGCACAGTTTGACGCAATAATTGACAACGTATCTGCAGCAAACAATGGTGCAGAAGTTGTTATTCTTGGAACCAAGTCTGGTCTTTCTAAGATTTCTGCTCTTGCAGATGTTGATTGGGGCGCAAATGCTCAGAAGGATAGCGTAATGAATTCTGGTAACATAGGTATTTATGAAGGAACCAGACTTGTTACTATCCCTAACCGTTTTGTAGGCAAGAAGCCCACTGGCGCAAAAGTATTTAATCCCAACGTACTTATGATTCTTCCTGTTATTGGAGAAGAGGGTAAGTTTGTTAAGTTTGTAGACGAGGGAGATACTCAGATTATTGAGAGCCTTGAGCGCGGAGATTATATTTCTGACCTTCAGACATATGAAGTACAGAGAAGATTCGGTGTTGGTACTGTTATTGCTCGTCAGTTTGGTAAGTGGACTATCACCCCTTAATTTTATAAATATATAATATTGCGGAGGGTATATCTCTCCGCAATATATGATTAAAAGGAGAAAAATATGGCTACAAGAAAAGCTCAAGAAACAGAAGAGATTATAGTTAAAGAAGAGCCTGTAGAAAAGAAAACTTCTAAGAAGGTATTTGAACAAACCGATGGTATTTTATGTCATTCGGTTATTGTAGGTGGTTTATATATGAATGGAGCAAGAACCGGAATTACCTACGATTTTGATGGATATGGTTGTGAAAGAGAAATTGAATATAGGGATTTGGTTGCTGCTGTTCGTTCTCATTCTCAATTTTTATTTGAACCATATATAGTGGTAGATGATGAAGATTTTGTTAATGAGTTTTCTCAATTAAAGAAATTTTATGATGAGAAATATACCACAAAAGATTTAAAAAAGATATTAGATCTGGATATAAATACAATGGTTGAACAGATAAAAGAACTTCCAGCGGGCGCTTTTAATTCATTACAGACTATTGCTGCTACGGCTATTGCTGAAGGAAAACTAGATAGTGTTCGTAAGATTAAAGTGCTTGATGATTTATTCGACACTGACTTAAATTTAATTTCTTCATTGTTTCCGTCGGTTTAGTAAAGGAGGTATTCAATGTCCTCTTTAACATATACTGACATTTTTGAATACTTCCTTGGAGAAGTAACTGATTACAATTTAGCCGCTTTATCAGAGACGGATGCAGATACTATAATGACAGAGTTTTTACATAAAGCATTATCAAATGCCTATGTGTTCAATCTCTTCTCTTCTGCCGTCCTCGATGATGACGTTCAAACATTAACATATGAGATGAATTTTGTTTGGGAAAATAATGTTGACAATGATTTTGTTAAAAATATTCTCGGGAAAGCAATGGCTATTGAATGGGTCTCGCCGCAGATTAATAGTTTGACAAATATTCAACAATTCTTTGGCGATAATGATAAAAAGTTCTATTCTCAATCTACTCATTTAGCGCAATTAAAGGAGTTAAAATCAAATCTTATAACTGAGATGCGAAATCTGATTGAAAATCGTGGCTTATTGAAAAATGTCTATTTGGAGGGATGATGATGGTTCCTTACAAATATGGTGAATTTGATAACAAACAATTATCCGAGGCCAAGGAAAAAATAAAGAAAAAAATATTCTTTTTACTCCTCATAGTAGACCCACAAACATGTAATCAGTTTGAAAATATATGTGTTGAGGATGCGTTCAAGAATGTTCAGACATTAATTAATGGATTGAACGAACTACTCTTCTATCCTAAAGAAATCGTATTTTCGTCGAGTCTAATCGAGTCGGCATTAAACGAATTTCATAATCCTGATTTCTCGTATGACCGGTATAGGAAATTATTATTAGATGCCGGATGGGAAATTGCTAAAATTAAGGAGGTGGAATAATGCCTTCTTTTTTAGATTATCAAAAGAATCTTACCGCAAAAGGTCGGACCTTAGGAGAGGTTCGTAAATATCAGGCGGACGAAATTATGGAATGGACGTGGTATGGAGATATTGATACACGTACTTGTTATTTATTTGACATGTATCATGATCCAGATCCTCGTTCGCTTTATGATATGAAACCAACCGATGAAATGATTCCTATTAGTATTAAGTATGTTAAACACACGTCACAAACGCTCGCAAAAGATAGAATATCTTATCATATGCAAATGAAGCCGTCTCAAACAATGTGTGTTCCGTACTACGAGGAATATGAATATTTATATGGGATGCAATTCCCGTTAGGACTGTATTTACTTGTTCCCGATGAAAAAGGAAAATACAATAGATGGTTGGTTGTTGCTAAAGCAGATGACGTAGCTCAACAGTTCCCCACATACGAATTACTTCAATGTGATTATACATTAAATTATATTAATCGTGGGGCAAAATGGAACGTTGCAAGCGTCTTAAGAAGCCAGAATTCGTAAATTATGTGCGCTTCATATAGGAAACTATATGTCGAAAACTCTCTAACTGCAGAAACCCCCTTAGAGTCAATATGCTACAACGTAAGAATGAAACACATCTAAGCGTGAATGCTTTAAAAAGTTATTGAATTGGGAAATCCGCAACGAAGTTCCGAATAGGAAAACGCTCAACGATCAAGTCCTCAAGTGAGGTAATGGGAGTCACCTAAACTATGTATAGTATGGTGTTGAGATGATCTGAACTTTATACGAAAGTATAAGAAAAATTATTTATATTAAGTTTGATATTAAAGCAGGACAAGGGGTAGCTCCCCCTTCATAGTACCTCTAATACTATGATTACTGCTTTTTTATATTGCAATTTTTTAGAGGAGAATTAGCATGTATAAGAACGGTAAACCAAATTATAATGAAGTAATTTTTTCAGATGAGGATATTAAAACAATTATTGATTTATATGAAAACAATCATGAATCCTCAGTGAAAATTGGAAAAAGATTTAATGTAAGTCATAAAGTTATATTAAAGCTGTTGAAAAAGTATGGTATAAATGTAGATCAAAAAAAATCTGTTAAAAAATATACTTTAGATGAACATTATTTTGATGAAATAGACACGCAAGACAAAGCGTATATATTAGGGTTGTTATATTCGGATGGTTCAAATGGTCTTTCTAAAGGAACAATTTCATTATCATTACAAGAAGATGACCGCGAAATATTAGAACAAATACGGATAACCGTTAATAGTTCTAAACCTTTAGAATATATTGACTATTCAAACAAAAATGATTTCGGGTATCATTATAAAAATCAATATAGATTATTGTTTTTTAGCATACATATGTGCCGTACATTAAATGATATAGGGATGATTCCTAATAAAAGTTTGAAATTACAATTTCCTAATATTCCTTCTGAGTTGTACTCCCATTTTATCAGAGGATATTTTGATGGAGACGGAAGTTTAGTACAAAGTATAAAAAATGACAATAATCATCCTATATTAGTTACACTTACGTCAACCAAATCTTTTTGTAATACAGTTTCAAATATAATACAAGAAGTATTAGGCGTACATTCATGTATTACTGAGGCGTCTTGCAGAAATGGAATTACGAACGTTTTATCAATTAGTGGCAGAAATGTGTGTAAAAAATTTCTAGATTGGATTTATCAGGATGCAAATTTATATATGCAACGTAAATATAAAAGATATTTGGATTACTATAATATAAATAATTCTTCAGTGGCCTAACGAGTTATTGAAGTAACATTTATTGACAATTCTGGTGTCTGGACAGATTTCAGAATGACAAATGTAGAAGACCAACAAAAAGCAATTGTTCCGCTTAATAGAGATACAGAACAAATATATTATAATTTAAGAATGTTAATTGATACTGCTGTTTTAAGTGAACCGAGAGCTTGGCATGTAAGTAAGGTTAATCGTCTATCTTCAAATGGACTTATACAATTAACATTCGCACAAGATCAATATGACCAACATACGGATTATTTAGAAACCGAAACCGATGAACTTGGAAGAGAACGTGTAATCGCAATGTGGGCAAATTATTATGATTATCCCGATATTCATGATGCTGAACCCTCAAAACAATCAGATATAAATATATATGGAGAAATATCATGTTCCGGTGTGAGTTCAATATTAAAAGTTGGCGGAGGTTATAAAACTTTATCGATTCAGTTCTATAAAGAAGATGAGGCGGTGCCTTATATCACCGGTGTTTGGTCTTATGAAATAGATGGTGTCGATGTGTCGTCTATGATCGCAGAAAAAACGACACTAGAAGATAACCAGATTAAAATTAAGTTTATTGGCGGGGAAGAATATATAGATAAAAATTTGACTGTTAAACATACAACAGAAAATAACATTGAGACTTCAATTGTACTTGGTATTGAGTCATTATAGGAGGAAATTATGGAATGGAATAAAGAAGATAGAGACCATCTTTTAATGTTTCGTAATGCTCTAGATAGTGACAACACGAAGTTAAAAGAAGAAATCAAATCCCGCTTGGTAAAAAATAAATATATAATTCACGTTCTAAATAATAAAGAGTTAGAAGAGGCAGAATCTGAACCGGATGAATATTTTGGTATCAATATACTGCCTTATTATATTATCTCTCCCACCCAGCATAATGTTCAAAATTTTATATGTTTTGATACGGGGTTTAAAGAATTGAGCCGTTATAATTCAGCCGTCAAAGATCAATATATAAACTTTTATATCTTATGTGATGAAAAGGAAGGTATTGATAGAGAAACAGGAATGGCCAGACATGATTTGTTGGCCGCTCTGATAGCAGAAGAATTTAATTATGAAATTTTTTCTGGCGGCAGGTGGACTTTAGAATCTGATGTGCCATCTGTTGTAGATAATAATTATGCCGCTCGTACTCTTACGTTTATAATGACAACAGATGCTAATCTGGTTAAGACCAGAAATAAGATGACGGGATTTATAAATCATAAGGTATGAGGGAACAATATCCAAAATTAAAATTTAATATGCTGAGAGTATATTTCGGCAAACCTTATGTTATTGATTTAGATAATGCTGAAGGCTCAATTACAATTAAAGATCCCGGTATTCGTGCCGCATTTATTGATAGTGATGAAACAGATTTTTGGGGGACTGTTAGAATATTTACGTCCAATACAACCCTGTTTAGAGCTTTTTTATTTGATATGGGATTAGATTGGAACGAAGTAACGGATTTTCAATTATTTCAATTATTATATAAACAAGCAGACCCTGAAATATGTAAAATGTTATTTGGTGATGATATAGACTGGGAAGGATTTGAATTATTTGAAAAACGTGATAAAGACAAGGATGAGTCGGCACTTGTTTTGTATAATGCTCATACTCAAACAGAAATAAACGAGGATGTCTATCAACACATGCATCAATATATATGCACTATGTTTCATATGTTTCCAGAAGATGAGCTAACAAATGACAAAACATTAAAAAAATGGTGGATAGATAAAGATAAGCGCGAGGCCGCTCGTAATGCAAAAAAGAAAACCGAGGAATTTTCTATTCAACCTTTAATTAGTGCTTGTGTAAACCATCCTGGTTTTAAATATAAACTTCACGAAATGGAAGAAATGAGTCTTGCTGAATTCTATGATTCAGTGAGCCGTCTTCAAGTTTATGAAAGTTCAACCGCCCTACTTAAGGGCATGTATTCCGGTATGATTGATGGGTCGAAAATAAAACCCGAAGATTATAACTGGATGAAACCATTAGGTGTGAATTAGAGCCGTAAGGCTCTTTTTTAATTTAATTTTTTTAAAAAATGGAGGAAACAATTATGGCTTTTAAGCTTGGTAACTTTGCTGTTAAGGAAATCATAAGAGCCGTTGCTCTTGATTTCAACGACACACTTCTGTACACAATCGACCAGCTTTCAAGTGCTTCTATTGAAGTATCTGCTGAGTCAACTGATATTACTGATAAGCTTGGTAACATTATCAGAACAATTTATAATTCGAAGACCGCTACTCTTACGGGTACTCTGGCTCTTCTTAGCCCCGCAGCTATCAACGCCGCTTCTGGTTCAGAATTAACTGAGGCAGGTTCAAGTGCTGCTATAACTATGCCTGCTGTTAAGTCTATCCCCGCTGGTTCTAAGATTAATGTAGCAGGTGCTGCCGCTGGAACCATCAAAGTTATGGGTATCTATAACAACGGCGCAAACGGCATCGTTCTTACTCAGGGTACTGCAGCTGATTATGACGCAAAAACATTTGGTCTCGACGGTGACATTCTTAGTGTTCCCGATGCAGACGCTGAAAACGGACATCCCGATTCTTATCTTGTAGTTTATGATCGTGATGTTGAGAGTGGAATTATGCTTGCAAATTATGCAAACGAGTTCCCGAAGGCTGTTAAGCTTATCATGTACGCTGCTATTATGGATCCTTGTTCTTCAAACTATAGGGCGGCTTATATTGTAGCTCCTAACGCTCAGGCTGATCCTTCTATGACCATCAACCTTGATTCTGAGTCTACTGAGACAGATATTACTTTCAACCTCAATACTGATTACTGCGGTTGCGATAGAGTTCTGTATTACATCTACTTCCCGGATGAGGATGCTGTTACAACGGTATCTTGTAGCGTAATTGATGAGTCACAGGATCCCACTCCTACTCCTACTCCTACTGAGACTCCGACTCCTACTCCTACGGAGTAATTAAGAGGATAAGGTAGTTTACTTTCTCTAATTAGAAAACCCTGCTTTGGCAGGTAGTTCATAATTATATTATTGAGAGGGCGGATTCTTCGCCCTCTCTTCTTAAAAAAAGGAATAAATATATGGCTAATGAAAGAATTTGTATAGTTTGTGGGTCAAAATATAATTATTGTTCCCGTTGTCCCGGTGCGGACAAGAAACAGACGTGGAAAAATATTTATGATACCGAGGACTGTATGACATTGTTCAATGTTTGTAGTTCATTTAAGAATAACAGGATTTCTAAAAATGAAGCTAATAAACAGTTAAAAGATATAAAAATTCCAACTCAACTAAAAAAAGAGTATCAGGATATTATAGATTCTATAACCTTTGTGCCTGCTCCGGTTATAAGGAAAAAGCCTAAGGTTAAACCTAGAAGAATTGTGAATGAAGATTTAGATTAATGAAGGAGGGTGTATCACAATTTTAGAGGTGGTGTACCCTCTTTTTTTTTCATTATGAGGAAAAGGATATGAAAAAAATAAGTGCAATAACTGGGCGCGTATACGACCCTCATGATATTGTAAATATACTAAATTTAGACCAAGTAAAATTTTATATAGAAGATATGGGCATACCGTTACAAGATATAAAATTTAGTACAAGTAAAAAAATGGAGAAGACAGTTATTGTCTTTCTTTTTTTAAAAAAAGATACAGCGGTAGCGTTTGATCGTTGGGTAAGGAGGCGCGATGAAAACAAAAATGATCGCAATGGACACTTCGACCAGGCGTAGCGCACTAGCTTTTTTTGTTAACGGAAAATTGAAAGACCATGTTATATTTGATTATTCGAATATAAAAGATATAGAAGAACGTACAACGGTCATGGGACGCTCTATTCTTTCGTATTTGGACGATAAAAAACCAGACATAGTTTTTATTGAACAACCTAAAGGAAAGCCGAATATGGAGCTTGTACGCAAGCTCAGCCGTATATTAGGAATTGTTATGGGATGGGCAATATCAAACAAGAAATATTATGAAGAAGTTATGCCGTCTGTATGGAGGAAATATCTTCCGGAATTTAATCAAGGCGGGAAAAACAGAGATGAATTAAAAGAAGAAAGCATGCGAATAGTTAAAAAAAAATATGGTTTAGTTTTAGATGATGATCAATGTGACGCTATTAATTTAGGCGATGCAATGCTTAATAGATATTATGACGAACAGGAGGAATTATTTTCATGAGTGATATTATTTTAAGAATTTTGGAGTTTATTGTTGTAATAGCTGTGGTTGCGGTTACTCGTTATGTAATACCGTGGTTTAAAAGCAATATAGCAATTAATGAAAATGAAATACTAATAGATATAGTTAATACTGCTGTAATGTATGCAGAACAGACTTTAGATACCGGTGCGGTAAAAAAGAAGGCCGTTATGGATCTTGTTTTAAATCAACTTTCAAAAAGAGGAATTGTTGTTACAGAAGACCAAGTGAATGCACTTGTTGAGGCTGCTGTTTTTGCAATGAATAAAATGAAAACATCAGAATAATAAATTAATAAGGAGGAATATATGGCTGGAAGAACAACTATATATAATAAAATAATATCCGAACAGTCCCTGGCTAAAATTCTTCCGGAAAACAAACATTTAGCTGAAGATTTCTTAGATTATTTACAATCAATAGATCGGTCCCCTCAAACAATTCACCAATATAAATCAGATTTAAACCAGTTCTTTTGTTGGAATGTTGAGTTTAATGATAATAAAAGGTTTACCGAAATAACTAAGCGTGAGTTCGCTCGTTTTCAAAACTATGCATTAAATACTTGGAATTGGAGTTCTAACAGAATCCGCAGGGCTAAATCTACTCTCTCATCTTTTAGTTCATATATTGAGAATATATTAGATGAAGAGGAGGAATATCAAGATTATCGTAGTGTTGTAAACAAGATACAGTCTCCTGTTATAGAGCCAAGAAGAGAAAAGACTATTATTACTGATGACGAGGTTCAAATGATATTAAATCAACTAATCTCGGATAAAAAATATCAATGCGCTTGTGTATTTGCTTTGGCAGCATTTGGTGGCGCCAGAAAAAGCGAATTGCTTCGTTATAAGGTTTCTTTTTTTGATAAAGAAAACATAATGGAAACCGCGGCATTATATAGAACTCCAGAAAAAATAAAAACAAAGGGACGAGGTAAAAACGGGAAAAGTCTTACGAAATATACATTGTTAGAGTTTGAACCATATTTTGATATATGGATGCAGGAACGTAAGAGACTTGGAATTGAGAGTGAGATGTTATTTGTTAAAGAAGACGGTACACCCTTAAATGTTTCAACATTAGATTCATATGCAGAATATATAACTAAAATATTAGGTAGGCCGTTTTATTTTCATAGTTTAAGACATCAATTATGTACTCGCCTGTTTAAGATTGGATTACCTGCTGATGTAATACAGGAGTATTTTGGTTGGAGCGGTCTTGAAATGACAGGGATATATAATGACTCAGACACATCAGAATCATTTGGTAAATATTTTACTTCAGATGGGATAAAGGGATCTGACGCTAAATTATAGACGAAAGGGAGATTTATGCTTATAAGATTATTGCAAATAAATTTTTCTTCAGATGATATATATGAAGATGCTAAATATTTATCGGGATTTAAGACAGATAACTATGGAGAATTTATGAAAATGCTTAGTGAATTAAAAAATAATTCCGAAGAATTTAATATTGCTGTTGGAGAAGAATGGTATACCATAGATACTTATGTGTTTTCTTTTCCAAAGGATTCTGACAGTTTACCCTGTATAAATATATATGTGATTTAAAGGAGAATATATGACTAAGATAACACAATTTGTCAACGAGTTTGAATTGGCAAAAAATAAATTAGAATATGTAAAGAAACATATAGTTGCAACCTACAT